TGAAAGGGAACTATACAAGATTTCCCGCGATACGCGAATCGCAATATAAAAGATTAAAATCAATACGTCACCCGCTCTGGGTCACCGCAATGGCTGCTAAGATAAACTCTGAAGCTGTCAAAAAAATAGGTTTTTTTAGATGGCACGATGCAGGAGACGTACAGGACCTGAAGCACCTGGCCAAAATTTTTGAAGTTTGCAGGAGGACGCCGGCTGTTAAGCACTGGATGCCAACGCGCGAAGCGTGGACTAAAAGATGGATTGATCGCGCACCTTCAAATCTTGTTATAAGATTCTCTGGTACTATGATTGACCAGGAAGCCGTGAAGAGCTGGCCGCATACGTCGACGGTGACAACAGCGCCAGGAAGCAGAACCTGTCCCGCTCCGGACAACGCCGGCAAGTGTGGCACCTGTCGGAGCTGTTGGAATCCTGAAGTTAAAAACATTGCATATGGTAAACACTAATGAAAAGAATTAAACACAACGACCTGACGCACTACTTCTTGAGGGATCGAGCAGACCTTCCTAAGGCTTATTTAAAAAAAGTTGACAAGTTTATGTGGGAGATCCGGAACAACTTGATCCGCAAGCAAGACGCGGTTCATATTTATAAATATAGATATGATAAGTATAAGTGACTCACGTGTGGAAGCATCCCAAATACTACAAAGAGCTCAAGCGAATCGCGAAGCAAGAAGCGGACAAGCAAGCGAGCGAGCGAGCTAGCGAGCAAGCTAGGAATCAAGCGGAGCGCGGATCAACAAGCGCTGAATGTGATCCCAATCATTCGAAGCCAGAGGCTGAGTAGACTTATAGTCTGCAAGCAGATCGGGGAGCGAGCTGCTCCCGTATAGATTTATACGGCTAGGAGAGCCCTGTTGGGCCAAGATAAAATTACGTTTTGTACGAGTTAAGTGAAACAACTTTTGATGAGGTGAAAACTGTATTTTGTTGCCTGTCACAACCTTAAGCTCAACCATAAAAAATCCACAATTTTCGTGGTATCCCAACAGATCGGGTGTTCCAAACGAACTCCAAGATTCCAGTCTTGTCCACTGAATTTCGGGTGTTTTTTTCTTAACTAACTGCCAAAGTTTTGACTCTCTTTTCATCGTACATCACCTTTAATTCGTACGCATAAATCGTACGCTTATTGACTTATAATCGTACATACTATAAAAGTCAATTATGACTAGAACACCTACATTAACTGAAGGCCAAATGAAGTTTGCAGAGCTTTTAATCTATGAAGCTGGGCGTTTAAGCCCCGCGGAATGTGCTTTTAAAGCAGGTTATAAGACTCGATCAAGACAAGCAGCATCAGAACTAAGAAATCCAAAGATATATCCTTTGGTAGCAAAATATATAAATGACTTAAGATCAGAGGTACAAGAGAAGTATGGAATAGATTATCAAGGCCACTTGCAAGAGATGGCTAAGTTAAGAGAAGAATCTCGTAAGCATAAACAATTCTCCCCAGCTATAACTGCAGAAAAATATAGAGGTCAAGTTGGTGGTTTGTATGTAGATAGAAGAGAAACAACCAATGTGAATGTTGAACTAGAGAAGATGTCTTTCACAGACTTAATGCAAAAACTAAATGAATTTGTAAATAAGAAGTCTGAAAAAAATGTTACGCCTGTAGCAGAACCAGTAGAATCAGAAGCAAAAGAAGCCCCTGAAACTGATTCAACAAAGCAATAGCTTTACTTAATAGTTTTCTTGGAAACTTTTTTACCATCGCCCATTTGTTTATAACTGGCGTTTTCATTTCGCCCATATAATACTCCTTGTGGATTAGGTCCCTTTACTGGAGGGATTGCCTTCCATTTTACATTAGGCATATTCTTGGTCAAGGTTTTATTTATCATTTATTTTTTCCATTTTGATTATACACCCTTTAGGGAATACATTTCTATCAGAAAATAACTCGTCACCATCTTCATAAGACGCAAATGTCCAAACATATTTTTTACTTTTATCAAATAAGTATGCGTGTGTTATCATTGTTGAAGGAACCAGACCTAATGAATCTTGAGCTGTCGCGTGCCCAGAATCGCCCGTCGGATCAATCCAAGTAATTTTATAATAATAATATCTTTTCTTTTTAATGACTACAGATTTATATTTAGACTTCTTCCTAGATTTTGGCATACTCATCTTATACTATAGGGGAGATTTTAGGCAAATTTTTTATTTTTAAAAATAAAAAAATCCCCGCGCGCCGAGTAGCACACTGTGCCAGAGCAAAATCTGACCAATGCTTAAATAAGCTAGCAATACCAACAAAGTGTGCCAACTGTGCCACCGTAAAAATTTCTCTTGGCACAGCTATTAGTCAATAATACCAACACTAATAGTCGATTTTAGGGGGTGTGCCAACTGTGCCAGAGGTTTTTTCTTATGACGAAAAAAAATCATAGGGGCAAAAATTCCACTTATCTTGGCACAGTGTCGTATTTCTTGATAGAAGTACCATTTTTAATGATTTTCTTAACTCCGGCTCCTTGAATCTCAAACTTTGCGTAGGGCTGCCACTCTTTACGTATCAGATTTAACTCTAAAATCAGATTCGACCATTGTTTGGGACTTATGTTTGTCCCGACTATATTCACCTTTTTCATAATCTATACACAATTTACCATCTAAATGGTCCATTTCGTGCTGTATGCATCTGGCCGCTAGATTGTAAAATGTCTTTGTTTGCTCCTCTCCTTTCTCATCTTGGTAGTTTAGAGTAATTCTAAGGTATCTTCTTACCTCTCCTCTCTTGCCGGGCGCAGATAAACACCCTTCAAAATCAATCATAGATTCTTTAGATTTTTTATGTATTTCTGGATTAATAAATACTTGAGGATTATCACCACTTCTGGTGCAATCCATTACAAATATTCTTCTTTGATAGCCTACTTGCACGGCTGCTAATCCAATGCCATAATTTTTGTACATTACCTTAATCATCCATTTAATTAGTCTTTCAGTCTTATCATCCAGAGGAAATTTAACAGGTGAGGACACCGTTCTTAAAAATACATCTGGATATTTTACTATGTCTGTCATAATTTTATGGGGCTTCCACTCTCGCTTCCACCCCACTCCCGACGGGATTCATTAACTTTGTTTATAGGTTTTGGATTTAAACCTATTAATACTTTCACTTTTTAGGACCATTCTAGTTGGTTCTGGGTGGCCTATAATATTACTCTCTTGTATTTCAATTCTTCTTATCTCTTCTAAATGCCCATCCATTGTTTCAATGTAAATATGACAATTAGATATTGCTGTACCTTTTTGATTTTCTGTAAATTTGCCAAGATACTGTTGCAAATCTCTTACACGCATACTCATTAGTGATATTTCCTTTCTATTTTTTTAGATATAATTTTAATTAATGCATACCATTTACGGCCCCACATTTCTCTTACTTCTCCAGCTGTGCTCCAATAAGCTTTAGCTATATTATCCAGTCGTTTTGTGTCTTGTTTGATAGTATTCATCCACCCTCCTTAAAAAGTTATGTTTATATTTTTGGAATTCCTTCCCTTCAACTACAAACTCCTGATAAAAATTATCTTTACTACACATCATAATCACACCTTTTTCTATTTTGGTTTTATAGATAAAGTTATGAGCCATTGCATAAGCTGCTAACTGAAGACAATAGTCATCAATCCATTCTCTTTTCTTTGGCTTGTTTGTTTGCTTGAAGTCTATGATTGCATCTTGGCCCTTGTGTATTCCTACTAAGTCTGTTTGACCTGCGTATAGGCCTGGATAATACAAAGTACATTCTGTACCATAAAATTCACGAACATTAATTAATCCATTTTGAATAATTTGTATGGCCATATTGTGAGCGTCTTTACCTACATTAGTTAAATCTACATAACCAACATCAACAATATATTTTTCAAGAATCTTGTGCATCGCCGTTCCACGCTCCGCTGCCTGGTCTTTAATCTTCTCGGCCTCCTCTAAGCCGACACGTTCCTGCCATCGCTTAAGCGATTCGCGCTTCTCGGTTGACTGAGTCTTGTCCAAGATAGTCGTCACCGATGGAAGTTTTTCTTTTCCAGTATCGTAATGACGCAAACCGTCTATCGTTTCGCGCTTCGTCGTCGGGTATTTATAACAATTATTTCGTCTCATCTTTTTCTCCTGTAGTTTCTCCACCATCTGGTGAAATTCTTCGCTGTCCTTATTAGTCATCATTTAACACTCTTCTTATGTTGCCAAATGTTATTATTAAAAACTCTAATCAATCTAGTAAGTTCTACCTTATGTTCCTTATTAAACTTATCCTTAAATATAACATTACAATCTTCACAAGGTAATTTATTACCTTTCCAAACTATTACTATTTCTTTAGAATCCATTTCTATCCTCTATCTTCTTTAATAATTCTTCTCTCTCTTTCTTATTAGCTTTAGATTGTTCATAAGATTCTTTCAACTCATCTTGTTCTTTCATAAAAGGATCTTCACCTTCCATTACTTTTTTTTTAAAAATTTCATCCCAATTTTTTCTATACAAATCGTTGGAAACCCTTGATTTTCCATCGAATTTTCGACCTTTAGGTTTAAGTTTAGTTGGTTTCATTATACTCTAACATTTTTTTACCCACTGTGGTCCAAGGATTAAAATCAAAATCATTCGACGAACAATGACTGGTTAATAAAATAAAAATGATGGCAATTATTTTTAACATATTATTTTTCATCTTTACTCATAAGTCCGTCTCCGAACCTTCCCTTATAACCATAGCCACCGTGGTGTACCATTTCCGATTCAATGTTCGCATATAATTTAAAGCCATTCTCGGTTGCGAGATTACAAAACGCAATGTCATCCCCGGTCCACTTACCGTCTTTAAAGACACAATCCCAAAAAGAAAAAATTTTAAATCCTTCGGGGAATAAGTCTACGTGTTGGTGTGCTTGTATTTCTAGATCCGGTCTATTCTTTTGTAAAGTTTCAAAGACTCTTCTATGAATTAACATCATACCGCTTGGTCCTCTTGTTAGTTCAACCAATCCACCGGGTAAAACTTTGACGTTGTTATTATCTGGAACAGTAGTTGTATATCTTACAACCTTTGGATCATTGGTCTTAACTCTATAAGGAGTACAAACTATATCTTTCTGTGCGACCACCATTCTTAGCGGACACTCTGGTTCAAATTCTACGTCAGCATCTATGAATAATAAATAATCTTTATCAGACTTCATAAACTGAGCTGTTAAAATATTCCTTGCGTAAGAAACATAAGGAGATTTTAAGGTGTTGATATCTACTTTAATGTCGGCTCTCGTTAAGTCGGCAACTAACTTACACATAGAAACCATTGTTTGAATCTTTACTGAGTCATAACAAGGCATCGCTATATATAAACTAGGTTTTTTTATTTCTTGTTTCATATTAACTTTACTCCATCTTTTAATTTAAGGTCACCAATTGTTTTAGATCTTAGGTTAGTTCTCTCGAAATGCGTAGTAGAAGGTAAATCCTTACTATACCAGTCGGGATTAACTTTGTTTAAGTTCCAGGCCCAGTAAGAGCCGTCTTTAAACTTACAAACATAACCAGGAATCTTATCTCCACAACTTCTCTTTAAATAATCATACTTAGCTTTTTCAATCAACGATCCGTCAAAATCTTGCGGGTTATACTTTTCGCGATTCTTTAACTCCATAACGTAGTTTGTATTTTGTACATCTACGGGAGACATAGGATCAAAAATTTTATTAATAGGATCTCTACTAAAGACTGTTTCATTTAGTTCGTGAATCATTTGATTTTGTGTGTCGGACCAGCTCATTCTATACTCATCAACTCTCTATAATCTTGTAGGTTTACAACTTTTTCATTCATAATTTTATGATCACCTTTTGTATAATGATTAATGACTTCTTGAATTTTAAAGAGTTTAGTATGGGCGTAGGGGAAAAGTAAACAACACACGTAAAACGCGTCTCTAAAAGTACATCGCCATCGGTATTGCATTAAATACTTTGTGCCATCAACGCGTCTACCTTTCCGTGGTTTCTTGGTCAATGTACCACAACCTAAAACTTCGTGGACCCAGATCAACACAGATTGATCAGTCATTGTAATTTCCATACTAATACGCATAGAATTAGATATTCTATGACCACGTCCTTTATGTTTCTTTTTTTTCTCTGGTGCTCTTTTAATGTGGATGCTTCCCTCACCATCAAACAATCCAGCGATGTAAGCTAATTCATTATCTTTCATCTTCATATAAAATTTGTTCTTTCCCATCATAGTCATAATAATAACCAGATATTTTTTTCTTCTTTCTGTTATATTTCTTTTTAGATTCTACTTTTCTTTGTTTATATTTAGGCGTGCGTAAGTCTTTGGCTACAACGTTTTTTGTCATTGTAGCCTCGCTTGTTTAGCCATTTGTTCTAACTCTTCAAGGGTTGGTTCTTCTAAAGTCACTTCGCCTTCAGACTTACATTTACCACATTGAACGATCATATCATAAATTTTGATATAACCATTACCACTACACTTATCACAGATGTATTTGTGATTAGCTACTTTTATCTTTTCCATTTACTTTTGCACCTTTATTATCTTTAAAAAATCTAATTAAACGTCCGATCATTTTTGATCTGGTTCTATTAGTTTTAGTTGCAAGAATAGTAAGATCTTCCCAGTCTTTTTTAGGTACTGATAAAGATTTATACTTCGCTGGATCTGCCATTGTCTATTCCTTTCTGTCCCCATCCTTTAGAATTAAATTTTATTTCCTTTAAAGTAATAAAATGTTTTCTTTCAAAAGGTTTGTCGACACTTTTTAATTGATGTTGTATTCCTTCCAATTGAGTTTCAGCCCATCCTTGCAGATGTTTAAAAAAATCAGAAGCTTCTATCCAATCCCATTTCATTATTTCTTCTGGAATTTCACATCTAATTAAAGATCCATCTTCCCAATCCCAAATTACTTTAAGATCAAATTTTCTTACTTCTTTTGTTGTTTGCGTACTACCCGGAGGGTTGTATGTTTTATACGTTTTCATATGTCCTTTCTTGTTTTTGTTCTTCTCATATATGGGAATTTACAATAAAAAAACAATGCTTGCAAGTATTATTTTTTTACTATATTCTGTGGACCTCTTCTCACACCTTTTGTTTGTTCGTCCCTTTCTTGGGACGGACAGACAGGACAATTCTAGGTTGTAAGTTCAGATTTAGGTGGTACTTTAGGTTTAGGTGGTGGAATAATAGGATCTACTAATATACAGTCAAATTTAATATAAATTTTATATTGATTAATTTCTTGCCTACCTATTTCTTTAGTTTTGCTGGCAGCTTCTTCATAACCTTTTACCATACAGGTAAACGAATCATCAAATCTTTCTGGCCATTGATATGGAGGCATACACGTATTGGCTATGCCTGAACAAAGGTATAATACTAATATTAATTCTTTCATTATCGCCCCTGACGATTGTATTTTTTAAAACTTCTTTTCTCGCTTTTTGATAAATTCTTCTTGTGACGTCTCGGTCTTTTAGGAGGTTTATCTCGAGGAACAAAATGAGTAAATTTAATCCTTGCCATCAGCTTCTTCTTTCCACTCTCTCACGAATGGTTTCATACCTTTAGGTACCTGAAGGGCTGGTAGATAACTTATTTTGCCGTTTATGTGTTGCTGTAAATCAGCACCACACGTCATACATCTATAAAATTCAGGCGTTAGTCCCACTAACATTGTGAATTGATCACACGTTGGACATTTTCCGTTTACGATTTCGGCGCTTAATTTCATTGTTTTGATTTGTATTATTATTTTCCTCAACAGTAAAGTAATTTAATTGTTGTGAGGCTTTGTTTCTTGGTCTATTTTTCTTTAGAAAAAATGCGTATGATTTCTTATTCAATGATTAATTTTTTAATTGACTTAGATCCATCAATATTATCTTCTAACTCTGCCGAACCCTTCCAACATTTATAGGAAATAGTTTCACTATACTGTCTCTCCGCTTCGCGCTTGCCGCGTAAACATTGAGCCATTGATTCTTGCAAACGTGCTTCCTTAATTTCTCCGTTCATAAACATCAACAATCCTACAACAGCTTCAATCATTAGTGTGTACTCCCATTTCCATTTGTATATTTCATTTCTCTATTTTGATCTTTAAGTTTTTCTATATCTTGTAAAACTTTGTCCATTTGTTTTCTTAAAAATTCTATGTTGACTTTGTTTAAAGCCATAGATTCTATGTGTTTGTTTAACTTATCCGTGGTCTTGTATAAATCCTCGATCATCATAAATTGCTCGGAATCTGCAGGAAGCGA